TGTCCAAAGTGGATTGTTTTTGTTTTCGACCCTACTTTGGCTACCACGACATGTGACTTGGTTGGGTGGTTTGGGGTGCGCTTGGGCTTGTTGTAGCCCGACACCCCCGCCCTAGCAAGTTTGGGGTTCTTTTTGGCTACCATTATTTACCTGTCCTTGCTCGTCGCCCAGCAGCCTTTGCTGCGGGCGTATTCGGAACAAACTGCTTACCTGCCCTAGTGCCTTCACGCTTCTTGCGGGAGGTAGCAGCATACTCTGCTGCCGACAAGTTCTTGATAGCCCGCTTCGGAAGATACCGTTCACCTGTAGCCTTGGGACCTTGTGTGGACGGTTTACCGGATTTGGTACCCCATTCCTCTTTCGTCCACTTCCCTAGAGATTTTTGTCGGCTGTCTCTGCCACCTTTATAGCCTCCACCGGCTGCTTCATATTTCTGTGCCAACAGTTGGGCTTTACGGGCAGACCACTGCCCGCTACGCCCACCTTTGGACCCAGCCATAACCTGATTTTTAAGTCTTTCTCTCAGGTCAGGTTTGGTGTATTTGCTATTTGCCACCCTTGGAGGCTTTCTTGCTTTTACCATACTTGACTTTGACACCCTGCTTCTTAGCAGCGTTCTTAGCCATCGCCATCCCCTTCGGGGTGTACGGGTACTCTTTCTTTCCAACCTTAGGCATCAAGTCTCCTGACTTCTAGAACCATCCCAAACGGGATGTGATTAACGTCACCCGCGATATCCTTCTCATCATTAACGGACCCCGCCAACGTCAGATGTCCCTCTAGACAATCTTTCCAAATGTGACCGTAGGTTGTAATGATGCACTCGGATGGGGCATAAGAATGAACATCCGTCCAAGCCTCACTAGCAGCATGAGCGTCACGCCAACGCACAACAACCGGCTCCCAATCCTCAAGATACGAATACTCACCCATATAAATAGGCGACCCGTTTCATTCCCAAAAATACTCGGAACCCCGACTAGCCCACCAACCCGAGGCTACCCACACAGAAACAAGCAGCCCAACAACAACACCCACAACAACCCCTAAAAGGACCGAAACCACCCTAAACACTGTCTTGTCTCCGCAACCGTCCCGCTGCCCCACTAGGGCAGCGCATAGACCCATTCTACAGTCTCCGTTGACGGCTCCACTAACGTTCGCCGTCAACCCTTTTTCCCTTACCCCCCCTATAATCCCCCCCACACGTTCCCTACTAATAGTCTAAACTGCGAACAGACGCTCTACTAGTGATGGATAGCATTTTGGACCCAAAACAGGAACAGTATTTGAACTGGCTGGTTACGCCAGCCCCCCACCGTGAACCCCGCACTCAGGAGCAGATGGCTAAGGTGCTGGGTGTTGACGGTTCGACGCTGCGACGTTGGCAGAAGAAGCCTGCGTTTGCCACGGAGTGGAAACGTCGGGTGGACGAACTTCAGGGTTCGCCCGAACGTACCCAAAAGTTGCTGGATACAATCTTCCAGCGGGCTTTGGATGGCGACAACAAGGCTGCTCAACTGTATCTTCAGGCTACGGGTCGGATGGCTCCGACCCAAGTGAACGTGGAACATTCTACCAAGGTGTCCGAAATCACAGATGAGGAACTGGACGCTTTGATTGCCAGTGTTGCCAGTAGCGAAAAGGCTGCGCGTGCGGAGACATGGCAGAACTAGTCGAATGCCCAAACTGCGGTTGCGAGTATCCGCCTCACGCTACGCGCTGGCTTTGCCCACAGTGCCACTGGAAGGACACCTGCTGCGAAGGTGAACCTTGTCGCCCTAGAAAACTGAGGGATTATGAAGAAACCGACTAACGACGCAATGTACCAAACGCTGGAGTTGTTTTACGGTCCGGCAAAAACACTTGGCGACATGCTTAAACGCTATTTTGCTAACTTTGCCCCCGAAGATTCGGCTTCAAAACAATATGAATGGTATGATGCTACTGGTGCCGAAGGCACCACGGTGGGTGACCTTGCTAACGACTATTGGAATGATGTAGACTATTTGTTTGCAAACCTTGAGTGGGAAGACGGAACAAACGCCCTAATGGAGAACGACGAATACGCTGCCCTAGAGGTCGGAAATAACGATGCCTACACCCCCTAGCGATAAACGAATCAGCCAGTTACCGGAAGCACTTTCGCTGTCCGGTAATGAACTGTTCGTTGTCGTTGCAGACTTGCTGACAACCGCAACAAATAAGAAGGTCACGGCAGCAACGCTGCGTGACTATTACACGACCGCCATTTCGGTGGGTACGGTGACAACGGGGGCTGCTGGTAGTTCTGCGAGTATCTCGTACAATAGCGGTGTTTTTAGTTTCACCATTCCTCGTGGCGATACTGGTGCTACTGGCGCACAGGGACCTGTTGGTCCTACCGGCTCTCAGGGTCCTCAGGGTCCAGCAGGACCTCAAGGTGGTTCGGGTCCGACTGGTCCCCAAGGACCACAAGGCGATGTCGGTCCACAGGGCTTGACAGGACCTCAGGGTGATATTGGTCCGCAAGGACCGCAGGGCGATACTGGTTTCACTGGTCCTCAGGGACCCCAAGGTCCTCAGGGTCCCACTGGACCTCAGGGTTTGCAGGGTCAGGCTGGACCTATGGGTCCGCAAGGAGATGTCGGTCCTACGGGTCCTCAGGGTCCTCAGGGACCGCAAGGGGACACTGGTGCGACTGGGGCTACCGGACCGCAGGGTGCAGCCGGTCCTCAGGGAGATGCCGGTCCTCAAGGAGCGACAGGTCCACAGGGCGCAACGGGTCCGCAGGGCGTAGCAGGTCCACAGGGTCCACAGGGTGACGCTGGACCCCAAGGTGCCACGGGACCCCAAGGAGCGACAGGTCCTCAAGGTTCTACCGGACCTCAAGGTCCGCAGGGAGATACTGGTCCGCAGGGAGATACTGGTCCACAAGGTGCTACTGGACCCCAAGGTACTACCGGACCTCAAGGTCCGCAGGGTCCACAGGGTGATGTTGGACCTGTCGGTTCGGTTATTGCTTTTGCTGGTTCTAGTGCCCCGACTGGCTGGCTGCTTTGTTTCGGTCAGCAGGTAAGCAGAACAACTTATAGTTCGCTATTCGCTGTTGTTGGTACGACTTATGGTACTGGTGATGGTTCAACAACCTTCAATATTCCTGACTTGCGTGGTCGGACTATTGCTGGTGTTGACAATATGGGTGGCAGCGATGCTGGTCGTCTTGATTGGGCTAATACTCTTGGTACTGCTGGTGGTACGCAGACGCATACGTTGACTACAACGGAAATGCCGAGCCACACGCACATTCAGGATTCGCACAACCACAGCCAAAATAGTCACAACCACACGCAGGATGCTCACAACCACACGCAGAACCCACACGCTCACCTTTACGACTTTAACGTTTTTGCTGCTGCCGGAAGCAATCAGTCGAACCCTGCTAACGCGAACACGAGCGGTACGGTAAGCACCCGAAATGCAACTGCGACAAACAACGCGACAACTGCTACGAACCAAGCAACTACCGCTACGAACATCGCTACTACAGCAACCAACCAAAATACTGGTGGTGGCGGTGCGCACAACAACATGCAGCCGACAATGTTGTTGAACTATATTATCAAGTTTTAATGATTTCGATTATAACTCCAACATATAACACAAAACCTGAAATCTTTGAACGGACTTGGGATTCAATTCGAAACCAGTCGTACCAAGATTGGGAATGGATTATTTGGGATGACTCTGATGTCGGCTCGGTGCAGGCACCCGCCGACTCTAGGGTCAGGTTTTTCCATCCGGATGAACATTCGGGGTCCATTGGTGAAGTTAAACATAAAGCGTTTATGGTTGCTGGCGGAGACATGCTTGTTGAGTTGGACCATGACGACGAGTTGACACCTGATTGCTTGCAAAAGATTTCTGATGCCATGACTGGCGATGTTGGGTTTGTTTATTCGGATTGGTGCGAGTTGCTTCCCAGTGGCGAATCAACAAGGTATCCGCAGGGCTGGGCGTTTGGTTATGGTTCGGACTATTGGTCTAGCAAGTATGATTGTTGGGTGATGAGCGCACCTGAAATAAACCGGACAACAATGTCACATATTGTTTCGGTTCCCAATCATGTGCGTGCTTGGCGTGCCGATGTGTACCGCCAGTTGAATGGGCATAATCCTGAACTTATTGTCGCAGATGATTATGAACTGCTTGTCCGCACATGTTTGGCTACAGAAATGCTGCATATTCCGGAAATGTTGTATATTCAGCATATTAGTCCCGTTTCCGCCCAAAGGGAACGAAACGCTATAATACAGGAGATTGTGCCTCTGATTCATTCGCTGTATGCGGGTGCATTGGATGAACGTTTCGCGTAACCGCTGATAGGCTGGTGCTATGAAGAAACTGTTGGTAGTTGCTTTTGCTATTCCCCTGTTTGTCTCCGCCCCTCGGGTGGACGCGCAACAAGCGTTGCGCTGTCCCGAAATGAAGCACATCACGAAGATGGTTGCCAAAGAGATTGGCTGGGACAAAACACGCAAGATTGATTTTATTATGTGGCGGGAATCCCGCTGCAACCCCAAGGCTATAAACACCGAAGACCCATATGGTGGGTCGCTGGGGCTGTTCCAAATCAACCAGTTTTGGTGCAAACCAAGCCGGTCTACCGGCAAAGGCATTCTTGTTGGCTGGAACATATTAGACACCTGTAGGGAGTTGTATAAGCCCCGCACCGCTGCGGAGGCTTTTGTCGCCATATATGACTATGTTGAAAAGTATCATCGTGATGGTTGGATTCCGTGGGGTGGTGAACCTTGGACCTGAATGAACTGATTAATGAACGTGAATGGCGTAAGTGTCGCGGTCCTGAGAACGCAACCATTGACCAGCAACTTGAAGCGTTCAAATACTTCTGTGAAAACTACTGGTACATTAAGCACCCTGAGCGTGGACGTATCAAGTTCGAGTTGCGTGAAGCACAGATTGAAACAATGCGCTCATGGCTGGGAGAACGCTATAGCGTAGTCCTAAAGGCTCGTCAGATTGGTTTCTCTACGTTGGCTGCTGCCTATGCGTTTTGGCTAGTGTTTTTCAAGCCCGACAGGTTTATCATTATGTTGAGCCGAACCGAACGTGAGGCTATGAAACTGCTGGCTAAGTCGAAGTACGGCTATAGGTTCCTTCCCCAGTGGATGAAAGAACGTGGTCCGCGTCAGGTGACCGACCACCAGTTGAAAATGGTGTTCGAGAACGAATCGGCTATTGAGTCTTTGCCTTCGGGTTCTGACCCTGCTCGTGGTGAGTCTGTGTATCTTGTGATTGTGGACGAATGGGCGTTCTTGCCGAACCCCGAGGAAGCGTGGGCTTCTATTGAACCGATTACGGACGTTGGTGGTCGCGTCATTGGTTTGTCTACCGCTAATGGTTCCGGTAACTTTTTTCATAGCCTATGGGTTGGCTCCCAAACTGGAGCCAACAAGTTTGTTGGAGTATTCTTCCCATGGGATGCTGACGGTGAACGTGGCGAAGACTGGTACGAAGTCAAGTCTAGGAACATGCAGCCTTGGCAGTTGCATCAGGAATACCCTCGCTTCCCCGAGGAAGCATTTATTAAGTCCGGTAACCCCGTTTTCGACATTGACCAACTTGATAAACTGCCGACCATTGAGCCTAGGATTGGGTATCTACATGTGTATTCGAATCGTAGCGTGGAGTTCCGTGACACTGAGGATGGCGAGTTGTCGGTGTGGGAGTCTCCCGACCCGACGCATGTGTATACGATTGGTGCTGACGTAGCAGAAGGTTTATCGCATGGTGACTACAGTTCGGCGCATATATTGGATGCGTCGACAGGCTTGGTTGTTGCTCATTGGCATGGGCATATTGAGCCGGACCTTTTTGGGGAACTGTTGTCGGAGTTGGGCTGGTGGTATAATCAGGCTTTGCTGGGAGTGGAGTCAAACAACCATGGTTTGACGACATTGAAGTCCGCTCAGCGGTATGGTTACAAGAATCTTTATAAGCAGCGTCAGTTGAATAAGGTTCATGCTCAAGCCTCACAGACGTTGGGTTGGCGTACAACGAACACATCTAAGCCGTTGATGATTGACGAACTGTCCGCCAGTATCCGTGATGAGGCGTTGGAGATTTATTGTGGTCGGACCATTGCCGAGTTGCGAACCTATGTTCGCAAGCAGAATGGGAAAATGGGCGGTTCCCCACATGACGACCGTGTCATTAGTTTGGCTATTGCCAATCAGATGTTGAAGTATGTTTGGCTGCCCGAATATCGGGGTGACGTTCAGGTTCCCTATAACAGCATTTTATGGTGGGAACAGCACCTATTGAGTGATGTTCAGGACTCAAAAATACCGATTGGTGCCCATAATGTTCGGATGGGTGCCCGTTAGGAACGGAATGGGGTATTATTGATGAGTTATCTGTGTGAAAAGTGCGGTGCAGAGGCAAAAGGTGAACCCCAACGTCGGGGTCCTATTTGCTTTGCGTGCCATATCAAAACTATTAGTATTGGCTTTACGCATGGCAAAGAGGATTTTCATGGTCCCACTGTTGCTGAACGCCAGCGAAAGACGATAGACGAGGCTCGGGCAAACGGTCTTAATCCGGAACCTGTCGGAAGCCGGTGGGTGTGAAATGTCATGGTGGGTGCCTATTGTGGTCGCTGTCATTTCCGGTCCGGTCGTAGTGTTAATGCAGCAGATACACAAACTGAGGCGCGAGAATACTAGCCAACACGCCGAGTCGCGTGGTTTGTTGGAACATGTTGTCATCAAAGTTGACAAACTAGACGAGAAGTTCGATAAACATATTGAGGATGGACATGGCAATAAGTAAGCAGACCAAAGCCCTAGTTTCTAGTTATTTGCGGGTGGCTGTTGCTACCGTTATGACTTTGGTGCTGGCTGGAGAAACTGAACCGAAGAAGTTTGTCGCTGCTATTGTGGCTGCAACTTTCCCACCGATTATCCGCTGGCTGAATCCTAATGATTCAGCATACGGCAAGGGGTCCAAGTAATGGCTAGACGGTCACATGGTGAAATGCTCAGAGACTACAATGAGCGTTTGGTGTCGTCGAAGCGTTGGCGCAAAGACGAAGGCTACGATGCGGTATGGCGCAGACTGGTTGACCTCTATAAGGGCAAGCATTTTGATTCCTATAGTGAGGAAGACAGAGTGCTGGTCAATATGGTGTTTGCTACGGTCAACGTAATTGCGCCGTCGATTGCTGTCAACCATCCCAAGATTACCGTCAATGCCCGCAATCCCGAGAATGCTGCTCAGGCAGTCATTGTCGAAACGGTTGTAAACTATTGGTGGAAATACCGCGATATCCGAACCGAGTTTCGCCGTGCCGTTAAAGACTTCATTGTCATGGGGCATGGTTGGATTAAGGTTGGCTACAGGTTTGTTGAAGAAGAAGTTGTTGGAGAAGATGTTGACCCATCCGACCCGATGTCGGAGGGTGGCGAGGCACAGCCCACCACAATCATCCTAGAGGACAGCCCGTTTGCTGAACGTGTTTCTCCATTCGATGTTTTTGTGGACCCTGATGCAACAAGCATGCGTGATGCACGTTGGATTGCCCAGCGTATCCGCCGTCCGTTGCGCGAAGTGCGCACGGACAAGCGGTACGACAAGTCTGCCCGCGAACAGGTTGCTGCTATGTCTATTAGTCGTTACAGCGATGACCCGAGTCGGAAGAAGATTCAAGACAAATCGGTCGGCTATGCCGAAGTGTGGGAGTTTTACGACCTATCGAACAAGACGATGTGTGTATTCGCTGAGGGCGCAGACAAGTTTCTTGTCAAGCCGATGCGGATGCCGTATTCGTTTGGTCAGCCGTTTGTGATGATTCGTAACTATGATGTTCCGGATTCTTTTTATCCGATTGGTGACCTTGAGCAGATTGAGCCGATGCAGCAAGAGTTGAATGAGACTCGCACACAGATGATGAATCATCGCAAGCGGTTTTCCCGTAAGTGGCTTTATAAGGAGTCGGCATTCGACCAGTTTGGTCGCACTGCGCTCCAGTCCCAAGAAGACAACGTTTTGGTTCCTGTTGTTTCAGACGAACCATTGGGTGCCGTTATTGCCCCGATGCCTGCTGTTATCAACCCACCTGAGTTTTATAATCAGTCTGACCTCATTAGCAACGACATCGACCGCATTTCGGGTGTGTCCGAGTTTATGCGTGGCGGGTCGCCGGAAATCCGGCGCACCGCAACTGAAGCCAGTCTCATTCAGGATGCGATGAATGCTCGTACCAGCGACAAGTTGGCTACGGTTGAAACCGCCGTCGCGGAGGTCGGACGCAGGATGGTAGCCCTAGCACAGCAGTTTATGACTGGTGAGCAAGTTGCCCGTGTAATGGGCAAGGATGGCGAACCCCTGTGGGTTAAGTTTACCCGCGAGTATCTTGAAGGCGACTTTGATTATGAGGTTGCTGCTGGGTCAACACAGCCGGTTAACGAATCTTTCCGCCGTCAGATGGCGTTGCAGATGGTTGACGCTATGGCACCGTTTGCCGGTGCAGGTATTGTTAACATGAAGGAAATGGCAGCGTATGTTCTGCAATATGGTTTCGGTGTCAAGAACCCCGAGAAGTTCTTGTCTACGCCCGAACCGCCCCCGATGCCCGAGGGACCAGCCGGTCCCGCTGGCATGCCACCGATGGGTCCTGAGCAAATGATGTTACCGGATGGGATGCCCCCAATGCCACCTGAGGCTATGGGACCTGAAGGTGCAGGTCCAATGCCGTTCTAGGGAACGGCATTGTTTATAGGTAGAGCAACCAAACTAGGACTCTAGGAGTTAAAATATAATGAGCGAGGAAATCGCAAACGTCGTTGGGTCGGAACCCGCTGGGTCAACCGAAAGTTATGGCGAAGTAACAGGTCAAGTATCTGAACCTATTCTGTCAATTGATGAGTATAGCACCCATAAAGTGCCGGTCAAGATTGATGGTGAGGAACAGTATATTCCACTGACTGAAGCAATCTCGGGCTATCAACGCCAAGCAGATTATACCCGCAAGACGCAGGAACTTGCGCAACAGCGAGAGCAGATGCAGTTCGCTAGCGCATTGCAGACTGCGCTTGATAGGGACCCTGCTGCAACCATTGATTTGCTGTCACGACATTATGGAATCAGCCGTCAGGCTGCTTCCGACATGATGGATGGCATGATGGGAGAACCCGAAGACTTGGACCCCGTTGAGGCACGTTATCGTGAACTTGATGGTCGTCTTGCCCAGTTCGAGGAATATCAAGCCCAGCAGCAGATTGAGCGTGAAATCTCTAGGTTGCAGGACAAGTATCCGGATTTTGACCCGTCCGAGGTGGTTACTACTGCACTCCGGTTGGACACCACCGACCTTGAAGCCGTCTACAAGCAGATTGCATTTGACAAGATTATGAAGCAGGTAGAACTTCGACAGCAGGCACAAGCCACACATGCTGCACAAGAGCAGCAGGTTGTGGATGCAAAACGCCAAGCAGCAGTTGTTGCTGGTGGTTCTAGTGCTTCAGGTGCTGCCGTTGTTCCGCAGGCTGAACCTATCCGGTCGGTGCGTGATGCGTGGGCTGCTGCAAAACAACAACTGAACGCAAACTTCTAAACCTACAAGGAGAATATTATGGCTGCTGGAAATAGCAACTTTGATACGCTGCTTTCAACGACGCTCGCTAACTACCGCGACCAGTTGACTGACAACGTTTTTACCGCCCGTCCCCTGACCTACTTCCTCATGGACAAGGGTCGCATCCGTATGCTGGATGGTGGCACCAAGATTGTTGAGCCGTTGATTTACGGTCAGAACAGCACGGTTGCTTCCTACTCCGGTTACGACACCATTTCGCTGACTGCTCAGTCGGGCATTTCGGCTGCTGAATACGAATGGAAGCAGTACGCTGCCTCCATCGCCATCAGCGGTATCGAAGAAGCCAAGAACAACGGCGAAGCCGAAATCATCAACCTTCTCGAAGCCAAGATTATGCAGGCTGAGGAGTCGATGCGTGAAGGCTTCAACCAAATGTTCTTCGGCAACGGCACCGGCAACTCGGGCAAGAACTGGAACGGTCTCGGCAACCTCGTGTCGTCCGTTGGTACCGTTGGTGGTATCGACCGCGCCGACAACGACAACGTGTGGTGGCGTTCGTATGTCAACGCAAACGCTGGTGCGCTTACGTTGGCAAAGATGGCAACTGCCTACAACTCGGTGTCGGTCGGCAACGACCACCCCGACATGGTCCTCACGACTCAGACTCTGTATGAGAAGTATGAGGCTCTGTTGCAGCCCCAGTTGCGCTACACCGACACCAAGACGGCAGATGCTGGTTTCCAGAACCTGCTGTTCAAGGCTGCTCCGGTGACCTACGACGAGCATGCACCTGCCGGTTACATGTACTTCCTGAACAGCAAGTACCTGACGCTGGTCGGTCACTCCGGCAAGTGGTTCTCGCAGACGGAGTTTGTCCGTCCGGAAAACATGGATGCCCAGTACGCACTCATCATGTGCTACGGTAACCTGACCTGCCGTAATGCTGCCAAGCAGGGTGTCATCACCGACGCAACTGCCTAGTATTAGGAACAAAACGGATAATGGTGGGGGGAGTAAGCCCCCCACCATTTCTGTCTATATAGGAGCAAATATGGCTGCCAAGAAAGCAAAGGTCCGTCCTCAGAATCCTAGTGCCCGCAATAATGTTGGTGCTAAGCCGAAGTCGAAGAATCGCCCCGGACCTTGGGATGATATTGCCCGTGGCGTGGCTAGTGGAAGTCGGGCTGTTGGTAAGGCTACAAGAAGTGCTGCTGGCGATGTAGCCAAGGGTGCTGTTGTGGTTGGTAAAACTGCTGGCAAGGCTGCTACTGGTGCCAGCCGTGACATGGCAAAGGGTGCCACTGTTCTTGGCAAGACTGCTGGTAGGGCTCTTGCTACTACTGGTCGTGCTGCTTCGAAGGGTGCTGGTATGGCTGTTGGTGCTGGTAAGGCTGTTGTGGCTCCTAGCAAGAAGAAGCCTCCCATGTCCATGGGGCAGCGTCGCAAGGGCAAGTAGTCATTGTGGTCCAGTCAAGGAATCCATCTGAACGCAATAAGGTGGGAGAGAAAAAGAAAAAGTCTCAGTCGTGGCTTGACAGTCTTGTCGACGCTGCTGGTGATTTTGCTACTGGACTGGGCAGAACTGCTTTGAGCAACGTCGCCAAGGTGGGCGACGTTGGTGGCTCTATGGTTAAGGGTATGGTTGTTGACCCGATTCAGTGGGCTATGGACAATCCTAACGAAGTTGCGAAGACATTGACCAGCCCTGAAAGAATGAATACTTGGCTGATTGATAACTTTTTGGCTGGTCAGGAAATAGAGAACTTGGTTCGGGGTCAAGGTGGGGTTAACGACGCGATTATTGCTGCGATGAGTGCGTTACCTATCCGTGGTTTGGGTGGCGTTACTGATGATGCTGTTCGTCTTGGGGCGGGTGCTGCTGGTGGATTGACTGCTGATTCGGGTCGGCTTCAGCAACAGTTGGCTAGGTCGTCTGCTAAGCGTCGGGCTATGGCTGAGTTGATGGAAGACATCCGTATCAAAAACGAAATGTCCGTTGGTAATGATGTGGATTGGTTGGGCAACCCGCTTCCCGAGGATAGTTGGTTGTACGATTTCTTTAATCCAACAAGCGAATCGCAAAAACGTTTGATGGCTTCAAACAAGAAATTTGTTTACGGTCCTGATAGCCGACCGAAGCCCCCGGATGAGGAGTTTGGTTACCGTAAGTTTCATTCGGACCCTGAAACTGGTGAACTGAAAGAGTTTTCCAAAGCCGAATATTTGCAGTATTCTGCTGCTTCAAAAAAATGGATTGAGAATGAAGCCATTAAGGAATATGGCATTGTTCAGATTGCGAAGAAGAAACTTCGTGATGCTGCTAATGCTGGTGACCGTGCTGCCGTCCGTCAGGCTCAGATTGATTTGGCTGCTGCGGAAAAAGAAGCACGGTCTTTGTTCCGTGAGAAGATGGCTGCAAATAAGAAAACAAACAAAAAGTAAGGAACATGGGGCATATTTTTTATGAGTGTTAAAGGTTCCGTTCCAGCACATGCCTATTATGGGCAACCTGTTTATGGGCAGCGTTTGGCTAGCGTCGATGGTGCCCGCCTCGCGGCACCATCCGGACCGTATATTGGGCGTGGTAATAAGTGTGCTGCCAATGATGATACTTGCGAGGGTATGAAGGCTAAGGGTACCGATTATTGCATGGGTCATTTGCGTTCCATCCTAAAGGAAGAAGGCGTTGACAAGGTTGAGGAGGTGACGGATGGCGTACAGCACGATGACAGCGACGCAGTTGCGTAATACGGTCCGACAGATTGTCGACTTGGATACTGATGATTTGCCTGACAGCATTTTGGATTTGTATATTCGAGATGGCTACTACCGCATTCTTGATGTTGAGAAGCGGTGGGCTTGGTTGGAAACTTCGTTTAGTTTTACGACCACACCGGAAGTGCGGGCGTATTTGATTTCGGGTTTCACTAATGACCCGATTTCTCAGGTTGTGTCGATTGTCGACAATGTGGGTGTTGGTGCCCGCCTTGAGATGATTGGCTATGATGAGGGTGAGGGCACCTATATTGGGTCGTATGACACTTCGGGTGACCCGTTGTTTTATGCGGTGTGGAATGACCGTATTCATTTGTACCCGAAGCCGAATACTGCTCGGACGCTTCAGTGCCGTGGTTATCGTGAGCCTCGGGATTGGATTGGTTTGAACGATACGGTTGACGCACATCCGTCGCTGCATTTCCCGTTGGTTTATTATGCTGTTAGCCGTATCTATCAGCAGTTGGAAGACGCGCAGATGTCGGCTATCTATAAGCAGTCGTTTGATGAGGGTGTGGCTATTGCTGCTAGTAACATCACGAAGCCGAACAGTCATGCTTTGTTGACGATGTCTAGCGGTCCGACGAAGGGTCGTCCGACTTATAAGGGATGGTTGCAGAATCTTGGTAGAACGCTGGGGCAGTAATGTCTAGTATGAATATCTTTCAGCAACAGGATTTTACTGGTGGTTTGAACTTGCGTTCGGACCAGTTCCAGTTGGCTGACAACGAGTCCCCGAAGATGCTTAATGTTGAGGTTGACCCGCGTGGTGGAGTGTTTTCTCGGGGTGGCATGCAGCGTATTAATAGCACCCCTGTTATTGCTAGTGGTACTTGGAGTCCTGAAAAGTTGACACCTTTTTATGGTGCAACTCCGCATGTTATGTTGACAACGGAAACAAAACTTTACAAGTCGACTGGTTCTGACTTTAGTATTTTGCGGTGGAATGACTCGGGGACAATAAAGGACGTAACGGCAAACAGCACTCATGGTGCGTGTTTGGCTCCTTGGGGCAATACGCTTTATATCGCTACAGGTAGTGCTGCTACTGCTGGTGGGTTCCGTTGGGCTACTGGTGATACTTACGCTACGCCTTTGAGCGCAAGCGGAACGAACCCTAATGATTGGCAGCCATACACTCAGACAACTCCTGCTGGCAAGGTTCCTCAGGCTGAGCATATTTGTGTCCACGCCAACAAAATGTTTGCTGCGAACACCACCGAGGGTGGTGTCGAATACCCCAACCGGATTCGATGGTCACACGAGTTTATTCCGGACAACTGGTTGCAGGCAGATTATATTGACATCAATGCTGGCGGACAAGGAATCCAAGGCATGGTTGTGGCGAACGGTCAGTTGATTATTTTCAAACCCAACGCCACCTTCCTTCTTTACGGATACGATTCCAGCAACTTTCAGATTATCGAACTCAGCAGTTCGCTCGGGTGCCAAAACCATCACGCAATCTGCTCAACCGACACTGGAGTATATTTCTACAGTTTAGGTAGAGGTTTGTTCTTTACCGATGGCAACAGCATCACGGATGTTTTCAGGAATGTCCGTTCGCTGATTGACTTGGGCTACCTGTCATCTAGCACCGCTCAGGGCATTAGCGTTTCTTGGGTTGGTGGGCGCGTATGGTTGTCTCTGCCTTATAGCACGACTGGGACGATTCCTACAGAGCCGACGATTAACCTTGTGTTCGACCCCACTTTGGGGTCGTACACCATGTTCCAAACGGCAGATGGTAAGGGTGTTCTTGCTGGCTGCGATTTCCGTGCTGCCGGAAACGTCCCTTATCGTTTGATGATTCATCCGACACTTCCCCGCGTTTTGAATGTGGACCGTTACGATACTGCAAAAGATAATATTGCTGGTACCGAGGCTGGTTTCACTAGTTATTATCGAACCAAATGGTTCGATGGTGGTTCTTATATGCAGAAGAAGATGTTTCGTCGTCCGGATGTGGTGTTGAAGCAGGCGGAGACAACGCAGACGGTTAACGTTCGTGTGTACCACAACTTTGACGAGGCTGATAACAACTGGAAGCGTGAGTTTAATATTGCGCAGCCGAACGCTACAACCAGTTTGTGGGATTCAGTATTGTGGGATACTGCATTATGGTCTTCGGGTGAGGTTTCTAGCATCATTAAGACTGGCAAGAATCTTGGTTTGGCTAAGACTGTGCAGTTGCAGTTTAATGGTCCGGTTGGTGAGCCTTGGGGAATCAACAGTATCGGATACAAGTTTAATAGTAGAAGGGTTGGTGGCTGATGGCTACTCTTAGTGTTCCTTATTCTTTCCAAACAAATACGGCTATTATTGCTAGCGAAATGAACAGCAACTTTACTGCTGTTAAGTCTTTCGTTGAGGGCATTTCTAGTGGTGTGAACATTGATGCTGGGGCAATCGATAGCACAAAACTTGCAACGAATACTGCCGAGTTGTTGACTCCAACGGGAAGTATTGTGCAGTATGCCGGTTCGGTTGCACCGACCGGCTGGTTTTTGTGTGATGGTTCAACAAAGTCTAGGACGACCTATGCTGCTTTGTTTGCTGTTGTCGGCACCGAATATAATACTGGTGGAGAATCCGCAGCAGAGTTTCGTTTGCCGAACTTTAAGGGTCGTGTTCCGGTCGGTTATGATGCTTCGCAAACCGAGTTTAATGACCTTGGTAAAAGTGCTGGCGATAAAACTGTTGCGCTTATTGAGGCTAACCTTCCGCCTCACGCACACGCTATTGACCATGACCACGCCCAGTTCAATACGAGCGGTTCTGATGGTTCTCACCAGCACACTAGTGTTCCGGCTCCGAACTTCAACGCTAACGTCGATGTCAACATTTCCAGTAACGTTCTTGGTACTACGCAGCCGACTTCGGCAAGCGTGACTGCTGCTGCTTTGAACTCGGAACACACTCACGCTATTAACGTTCCGGCTTTCTCCGGTTCGTCGGGCAACGGCGCAGGCACTAGCACCGCGCACAACAACCTCCAGCCGTACATCACGATTAACTACATCATTAAGGCATAATCGTGACCGACTGGTATTCGCCCCTTTTGTCTACGCTGACTAGTTCCGATGCTTTGGCGTTGCAGCAAATCTTTCGTTCACTCGGGCAAGAGATTGCCCGATTGAACCGTGAGATTCAGGAACTTAAAGAAGTTGCTGGTTATAATGGTTTCCCTCAAAAGTCTAGGTTGGGGTAGTTATGGCATATGCTTACACAGAACAAGGTGCGCTTCGGCGTAGACAACAGCAGTCGCTGGCTAATCAGCAGGCTAGTTTCTATGGTCAGCAGCGTGGTAGGCGCAAGATTTCCAATATTGAACGCCAGTATGGTGAGGGCTTCCAGCCGATGCTTGCCAGTTATGGTCGCCGTGGCTTGGGGGGTCCGGGGGTTGAGTCCGGCATTATGCGGTCGGGGTTGACTCGTTATGCAGAGGCGTTGCAGCGTGATTTGGGTGCCGAGACTCAGAATATGCAGGAGGAGTTGAATCAGATTGCCATGAAGGAGGCTGCGGAGCAGGCTGACCTTGAGGATTATCTGACGGCTTTGCGCCTTCAGCAGCAGGCGGATATTTTTGATAGTGCCCAAACCATTAAAAGTTTGGGCGCGTACTGATGGAACAAGTGAGGTATTAGTATGACCAAGATGTGGGACCCCGTCAATAAAAAGTGGGTAGATAAGCCTGCTGGGGCGCAGACTGCTGGGCTTATTGACCCGCGTAGTCGGACTGCTAAGATTACCGCTCCGGTCACTATTCCACAGTGGAATGAACAAATCGCAGGTGAGGCTGCTGCTGAGGAGATGTTGTCCAATAATACTGGCGACCCATTTGCTGCCACGTTCGGTGGTGGTGGCGGAGGCGGTGGTGGCGGTCAGCCTACCCGCCAGCAGTCTAGGCAGTGGGGTTTGGCTGCTGCTCGCGGTCTTAGGCAGACTGGTCAGCGTGCTGGTCAGGCGTTGCGTCAGCGTGCTGGTGAGCAGGTTGCTAATATGCAGGGATTTTATAATCCTGTTTTTGAACAGCAGCGTATGGCTCTTGGTCAACAGCAGTCGAATATTGATGCGCAGCGTCAGGCTGCGCTGAACTTCTTGCAGCAGCAATATGGCACGAATCAGCAGGCTATTCAGCAGGCGACGCAGAATGCTTTGGCTAACTTGCCTCAGGCGCAGGCTTATTCGAATGTCCCGATTGTCCAGTTGTCTCCGCAAGAGAATCAATTGATGTCTGCTCTTAGTACGTTTGGTGCTGGCACTGGTGCGGTTGACACACAGTCTGCTCAGGATGCTGCTTTGGCTGCGCAGACCGCGCAGTTGGCGCGGAATGCTGCTGCCCAACTTAATGCTGCCCAACAGAATATGCGTGTTGCTGCCAGTAGCGACCTTGATACGCAGCAGGCTGCTGCTCTTAGGCAGTTGGCTTTGCAGCGCATGGGGCAGGAGGGTGCCATTACTAGTGGCTACCAGCAGGCGTTGGCTGATTTGGAAGCGCAACGCGGTGCGTTTGCTTCCGAACAGGCTGGTGTTAACGCCGAGATTGAGGCGATGCGACAGGACCTTCTTAATAGGGCTTTGGAAACCGAGTTGGGTGCGGAGTCTGATGCTGCAAAGTTGCGTGCCGAGGTGATTGCCCAATATGGTCGTCCGCCGAAGAAGGCTCGGGCTGGCGGTAAAACCAAGGGCAGGGGCAAGAAGTAGTTATGTCGAAGAAGCGGTCTTTAACTTACGAGCAGATTCTCCAGTATATTATGGCTGGCGGTGATTTGGAAACGTTGCAGAAGGAAACGAATGTTTCGCAACGCCAGTTGCTTGAGGTGCTGGTGCGCAATCCTAGTCTTGTTCAGGCTTATCAGTCTGAGGCTCAGCAGGAGGCTGCTGGTCTTGATTGGTTTAATCCGGAGATGAACTATTCTGAGGATTTTGTAGAGAATCCGAATCCGTATACGGAGCAGTATGCCCGTATGGAACCTGCTGCGCGACAGTTTGCTTTTGACTATTTTCGTGATTATGCGACTGCTGGTGGTAACCCTATTCGTGTTGCTGAACTGGACAAGAAGTATGATGACCCTACGATTTTCGAAACCCAATATGGGATTCCGGCTGACGCTAGGTTCTTATTGATTGATAAGGTCAAGGAGGATGCCCCGAAGTGGTTTGCTTCAGAGTTGGAAACCAGTCGGGCTAACCAAGAGCAACGCTATAAGGATTTTCAGGAACAGCGCAAGTCGCTGGATATTCAGGCTGGTGAATCTCCCACTATGGCTGCTTTGCGTAAGTCGACTGGTTTTGGGGAGTTGGCTTTGTTGCCTAGTGCCGACTTGACTTTTGGTGAGGTTGCCCGCAAGCGGGCTGCCGAGAAGTATGTTTCTCAGCGTCAGAAGAAGATTGAGTCTATGCCTGCTACACGGGTGGATGCTTTCATGGGGTCGAAGCAGGATACGGCTGATTTGCAGCGTTCGTCTGCTGCTACTGAAAAGTCAAAAGAGTTGTTTGAAAAAGCATTTTTGGAGACTGTCAAGAAGAAGGCTGGAAAGAACGCGACTCCTTATAGTGAAGCGGTCAAAAAGATTCTTCCGGTTATTGCGACTCGTCTAAACATTCAGGGGTGATTAATGGCGGTTTACGGCTCGCCTTTCTCCAGTGCATTTCCTACGCCCAAGAAAGGTGCTACACCTCAGCCACCTAAGGGTGGCACGGGTCTAAGTATTGACAAGTATTCTGCTCCGTCGGGTACTACGTTCCCGACGCAGATGGGTACCGTTGAGGGTGTTAACTATGGTGGTTCCACTGAGGCTGGTGGTAAGTCCAGTCTGTATGAAGAAAAAGCAAACCTAGATAAGGCTTTGCGTACTATCTCTAGCCGTATTGCTAGGGGGCAGGGTAATACAGAGGAGTTGTTGAAGGAAGCGAAGCGTATTGCTTCTGAGGGTGGGCGTGCGAAGACAGACAGGGGCGTTTGGGGCTGGGTTAAAGAGAACGTTGTCAATCCTGTCGTTGAGCCTTTTGTTTATGTTGCTAGTCAGGAGGTTCCGTGGACTGGCGGTGCGCGAGTTGGGGATTTCCTCACCCAGCCGGGGCGGTGGATTCAGTCTGCTGGAATGTTTATTGCTGAGCCTGCCGGTAACCTTGTCGAGTTTGCTTATGGCGGTACTGACTGGAAGGACTTGAACTGGACGACGGTTCAGGAAGCGTGGGACCGCGCTAATGACCCTAACTGGGGAATCTATAATGACCCTAACTATAAAACTGGCATTAAGTGGATTGATGGTCCGGCGCAGTTGGTAACGGATGTTGCTACCGACCCACTTACTTGGGTGACTTTGGGTGCTAGTGGTTTTGCTGGGGCTGTTGGTCGACGGGCGTTGCGTGACAAGTTTGCTACCGTGGCGATGCGCAACTTGTATCCGGAGTTGGCGGGCAAACTGGACGATATTGAACGTTATGGTATTTGGGCTATTCCGAAGCCCATTCGTGACGCTGAGGGTTTGCAGGCTGGTATCAAGTTTGCTGGTAAGGTTATCCCGTTGACTGATACCGCTGGTGAGGTGTTGGCTGCCCCGTTTGTTAAGGCACGCACCAGTATCGGTGATGCTGTTTATAAGGTGGCTCCGGGGGCTTTGGAGTTTGTCACACCTAAATCTAGTCGCGCTGCTGTCGCTGCCGGTTTGGGTCGTGACTTGGGCATCCAAGATGATGAGGTTGTGAAGATTGCTGCTGCGCATAGTGCTGCGAGTTACCTGAAGGGTACTCGCAATACGGTCTATAAAGACAGTGTGCTTGAGGTGAAAGACCTTGTTTCTCGTATTGAGGCTGCGAATGCCGAACAGCAGGTTCGGCGTGCTGTTGAGTCACCAGCGTTTTATGATGCTGCTACCCGCGAGGTTCAGCAGTTGGCTGACGAGTTTAAGGCATGGCAGAACGGCTTGCGGGACAGTGTCAATGATGTCTACAGGAAGTTTGGTATTGATTATGGTACCAATATCCGTGAGATTGCTTTTGTTGATGACTATATCCACCACAGGATTACCAATGAGGCACGGAACTGGATTTTCTCTCCGAAAAATGTTACGTCCCGCACTTGGGACCCTTCAGATTTGTCGGTGGAGGAACTGACCAGCGCGGTTGGTGCTGCCCGTTACCGTAAAGCCCGTGTGGGTGGCGAGTTTATGGGTGTGAAAAATCTGACCCCTGAACAGGCAACGATTGATGGTTTGAATAAGATTGCTTTCGAAAAGACTGGTGTCAAGGAGTGGTTCGATACTAGCCTGTCGGCTATTGCCGACTCGTATGCGTATTCGATGGCTTCTGCCAAGGGACGCGAAGCGTGGGCGCGTCGCGTCATGGACTTTGGTTCTGATGCGATGACAAAGATTGCGCAGAAGGTTGTTCCGGACAAGGAACTTGTCAAGGAGTTGGCTGATGCGCATGCGAAGTTGTTGCGCACCGAGAAGATTCTGAAGGCGAAGGTTAATACTGGTGTTGCTCAGGTTCAGCGTGGTACGAAGAAGTTTGCTGACCGCGCTCAGAGTTTGGCGCGTCGGGTTATTGATGGCAATATTAAGCAGCAGGCTTTGACGGAGCAGGAGATTGTTCGGGTTCAGGCTTTGCTTGCCGATGTTGATGCGCAACTTCAGAATGTTCGTAATACGGCTGCAACAAAGACGGCTCAGCAGCGTGGGGATTTCAATACGGTACATAAAGAGTTGGTACGTTTGCGTCAACGTTTGGTTACCGCTCTTGAGAAGGGTGATGCTGTTGAGTTGGCTGTTGCGGAAGAACTGAAGCGTATTTATGCGGTAGTTTATCCGAAGGCTAAGAAGATTCCGGATGATATCAATGTGTTGGCTGAGCGTATTTTGCAGAAGCAGGGGGTTCCTGCTGCGCGTGAGGTGCGTGAAGTTAGGGCACGGTTGGTGTCTTTGCGTGAGCAGTTGGATGAGTTGCCGACGACCCGCGAATATGATGAGGTTCGTCAGGGTCTTGTCGACGCACAGTTGAAACTTGAAGAAGATTTGGCTGGGTTTGAGGCTCTTGCTGAGGTGCGCATGAACGCTAGTTATGCGCCCGATGGTTTGTTGTATGGTGTGGAAGACGAGTTGGTGCCGTTGCCTGATGGCGTGGCACCATACAAGGTTTTGGACACGGCTCCCGATAGGGGCAGTCTGAATAACCCGCAGTATATTGCTGTTCAGGCTTTTGATGAGCGGTCGTTGATTGACCTTCGTCGTGAGGCGGATTTCCGTGGCTTGTTTGGCGACGAGTTTATGCCTGATTATGTTCGGGTGGCGATGGAGAACGCCGGTTTGGATTCGCAAACTTTCTATGAGGAGTTTGTGCATTTTAAGCGCACGGGTGAGATTGACCCGATGTTTGTCGAAATGTACCCTGAGGAAACCCAGTTGATTCAGACGTTGGATTTCTTGAACGAGTTGCCGATTCCGGAGGAAGGGCTGACTCACGGCATGATTGAGTCTGCGTTTAATGCGCTGAATGAATCTTTCCGTGGTGTTGCTAGCCGTTACTCGTATGAGGAATCGGATGAGATTGCCCGTCAGATTGTTGACGACATTATTGGTGTCCATCTTCAGAACGACCCACGGTCGGGTATCATCGCACCTAGGGCTATCGCTGATGGCATCTATGACTCGGAAGACGAAGTATTCGCTGTTTTGCTGGACCCGAAGTATGGCGATAATCTGCCACCCAAGGGGGTGCCTACCGACCCGCGTGATGTTGTTCAGCGTACTGCTGATTCGTCGTTTGTGAAGTCGATTGTCGAAGCCGATTATGAAACAGCAAGCCTTAATGCTTCGATGGAGATGAAGGCTGCTGCCGACCAAATCATGGAGTCGGAACTTGGGTTGGCTACTAGGCAGACTCTTGAGGGGCAGGCGCGTAGTGAACGCGCCCGCCTTGCAGGTTTGTCTCGTGCGTCGCAGAAACGTGTGACTGATACGGAAGGTTTGCTGAATCTGTATCGTCAGACGGGCAAGGTCCGCATTACGATTGACGGTAAGCGTGTCACGATGACGAAGGACAAGGCTCAGCAGATGCTGGCTAAGGCTGACGCAAAGTATTCGCAGGCAGAGAAGCGGATGCTGGATGAGATTGCTCGTATTGATGCGAAGGCTGAGGCTACTGCTCAGCGTTTGTTGAAGCGTCAGATGGATTATAATGACCGTCTTGGGATGCTGATGGACCAGCAGTTGGGTTTGAAGAACTGGAATGATGAGGCTGCCGTCTTATTGCAGAATGAGGTGGATAACCTTAATGAGATTCTCCGCATGCGCCCGCCTCGCGGGGCTGCTGCGGAACAGACCCGTATTTGGCAGCGTCGTGTGCAACAGTCGATTGAGTCGATGGGTGTATTGCCGGAGAATGAGCGTCGTGTCTACGAGGCGTTGACAAAGATTATCCATGCTGATGAGGCGAAGTTGGCTTGGTTGTCGACGCAGGAAATCCCCGAGTCGGCTATGCAACTGAGCAAGGCAAAGACTGGCGAGTTGGGTGGCAAGATGGTCGATGACATCCTTGACGGGTGGGAGGCTATTGAGGCGTTGGGTGTTCAGGTTCCGGCAGAGTTGTTGGATACTTGGCGACCGAACTTGTTGCAGTTGCGGAATCTTGCTGAGCGAGGGAATCTCGCCAAGGGCTACGACTGGTATATGCGTTTCTTTAAGACGTATGCGATGATGTCGACTGGGTTTGTGGTTCGTAATGCGATGTCCGCGACTGTGAACAACTATATTGCTGGTACTACCACGCGAAACATTATTCGTGGCGCAAAGGCGATGATGGCGATTGAGAAGAAGGGTGCTAACTGGCTGGATGATTTCCCCGAGGTTGAGCGTGCCCTGCTGGAGCAGGCACGCAAGGTTGCTGCTGCGTCATCGGGTGGTCAGGTGGACGAGTTGGCTGAGCCTGTAATCGGCAGAACTTGGGCTGAGCGTTCCATTAACAACAAGGTCACTGGCTGGTTCCGTAAGTTGAATGAGAAGGCTGAGATGGCGGTCCGTATGCCGTTGGCATTGGAATCGTTGGAACAGGGCATGACGTTTGACCAAGCGTTGGCACGAGTGAAGCGGTACCATTTCGATTATAGCGACCTGAGTACGTTGGATGAGAAGGCTAAGAAGTGGGTGCCGTTTTGGATTTGGACAACCCGTAACATCCCGTTGCAGATTGCAAACCAGTGGACCCGCCCCGGCGTATATTTGACACACCAAAAGGTGCAGGAAGCGATGCCGGTCGATTCCAACATTTTCTTGCCACGCTGGATGGAAGAAATGAACGCATTGGGTATCGGTGGCACTTGGGTGGCGACACCCGACCTGCCGTTCAACAGGTTGTCTTCGCAACTTGCCCAGTTTACCAACCCCCAACGTTTGTTGGGGCAGGTCACACCCATAGTTAAGGTACCACTGGAACTGATTGCCAACAAGCAGTTCTCTACAGATATCCCGTTCACCGAGAAGTACCAAGAGGCTAAGGGCGTGGATGCTGCGGTCGCCTATTTGGGCGACCTGCTCGGCTTCGACTGGATTGGTAAGCGTGACAAAGATGGCACCCTGTTGATTAGCAACAAGGCACAATATATTCCGAACGCTTTGGTTCCCACTCTTTCGCAGGCACAACGCTTGAGCGGTGGTGCCGTGGGTGGCAAGGAATCCTATAGCGAGCGACAACTCTCTAGCATCGCCAACTGGTTTGGTGTTCCTATCCGTAATGTTGGGGAACAGCAACAGCGTGGTGAGGCTATCAACCGGCAGTTCACTCTCAAGGATTTTGCCAAGGTTTTGGAAGACCGTGGGCTTATCCTGCCGAACAAATAGGAGCAACCATTATGGCTGTAAACAGAACCGATTTTTATAACTGGCAGCAGGCTACCAAGAGTGATGCGTTGCGTTTCCGCAAGGCATCACCGAACCTGACAGCAATCAAGGATTATGTGATGAAGCGGTGGGGTGGCACAAACCTTGGCTTGTATGGGAAACGTACCATCCGTGACGGTGAAGCAATGTCATCACATTCGTATGGTGCTGCGTGGGACTGGCGTTACGGTACACGCAAGGAGGCTCAAGCAGCCATCCGTTTCCTAGTGAAGAACTCGGAGGAACTTGGTGTTCAGGCTATCCACGACTATTTTGGTGGTACGATTTGGCGTAGCACTCGTCCCGCCCCCGATGAGGGCGGGTGGAAGTCCCAGCCGGACAATCCGAAGAACGGTATGGGTCAGGCTTGGGCTAAGTGGTTGCATATTGAAACAACCAAGTCGAAGTGGGGTGCGAAGACAAGGGTAGAGGACCGACTCCCGCGCTAATCCTCTACCCCGTCTTCTTTGAGAGCCTCCAATAAACAGACGATTATCTGCGAGTATTCCATGAATGAGCGTGACACGGCGAGCGGGTCACCCATCATGGCTGCGACCCAGTTTTTCACCATGTCGCGGGCTTGCGCCCGTGACACGATGACCTCTACTGAGTAGCCTTCTTCGTGGTCTTCGAGAACGCTGACGAAGATTTCTTCTAGTTCTTCTATGTCCTTTGGGTCGAACTCAGGTTCATCCACGGTTCGCCCGCATCATCTTGATGACCTTGCGCATCTCAACGATATCCCCAACATAGGCGTTAGGGAGTTTCGTTGTCTTCGCTTCCATCAGCAACTGTTCCAGTGTCTGTTCCAGTTTGTCCAAGTTCACTAGTGGGGTCGACTTCTTCGATGTGTTCATAAATGGTTCCCGAGATATTGGAGATGACTTCGCTGATGTTTTCGTTTACTTTTTCTAGGGCGGTGATGATGCCGATGACAGTTGCGAGAAGGAACTTCTCGTCCACCCTGATTGTGCGACCATCAATCCCGTAGATGCGACCGGCGGGGTTCTCTCCGTACTTGTGGTTACTTGCCATAATGTCCCAACTCCAGTTCAAACGAACCGTCCTCCAACATGAGGGCGATTGCTGCGTATCCTAGTATATCCATGTAGGTGTCTGTCAACGTTTCGTTCATCGCTGTTGCACCTCGTCCGAGCAGGTTTGCTCGGCGGGCAATCTTGTCACACAACCGCACTGCGACACCTACGGTGCCGAAGTGCAAGATGTTTCCATGACCGTAATCATGCTGTTTGCTACAGAGCAGGCGGTGCATCTCCTCAAGCGAGAACGGTCCCATGTCTGCCATGCAATGCAACGCTCCGATACCGGCACGTTCCAGCATGTTGACCATCATGTCTGTGTCGTCGGGGTATTCGCGCACAATGGTCCCTAACGTTTCGAACACTACATCAAAGATGTTGTCGTCACGTTTAATCATTCCGGCAAAGTCTGCGATGTGTTTGAGCGCAGCCTGTGCGCCGTCTTCCCATGTGTTATATTGAGTCATTGTTTTTCCTTTGCTGATGTTCAATGTATTTCGGATTTGATTCCAGTGCTTTAGTGAAGTTGCCGATTGCCTGCTTATGCTTGCGCCAAGCATGCGACTTTGCTTTCGTACCAATGTGTTCTGCCAGTTCCTCGAATGTCATACGCATATAGTAGATACCGATGATGACCTTGCGGTCTTGCGGAGACAAGAGCGCAATGGTTTCGCCTACGATATCCAGTAGTTCCCAGTCGGGTTCCCAGTCGGCTGGGTCGTCGTAGTTGAATGGTTGCATTAACAGCGCATATTGGCTGTGTTCTACTGGTGCTTCGGGTTCATACTTCATCGTAGTCGGGGTTGGTCATTAGGTCGGTTACGTCTTCGGGTTGCAACAGATATCCTTTGGATGGGTTGGAACTAGCCTTGGCAAAGTCAACTATTTGAAGTTTCTTTTTGTTTTTCTTTATGTAGCGTTTCATGCGGGGGACGGACACGATGGCGAATGCGCCTTCATTACCGTCTAGCGTGAATACATACACCCACCATTCGGCTTTGGTTACCATCAGTCCTGATGGTTGCCAGTGTTCCGTTCCGTCTTCTCGCATTTTTCGTCGTGGGTGTTGCATAATCTCCACCACCATACGCCCATTCCGATAGCGGTCCGTTTTAACTTCAAATGCGCCACCCGAAAGAGCCTGTAGGAACGATTCAACAAGGGCTTCTCCTTTCTTTCCGAACTTCAGGTCTGTGTGAAAGTTGTATTTGTTGGGAGGGATGTCGTAATCGGACTGATTCTTGCTCATGTTTTCTCCGCAACCACGGCAAACACTTGCTTGTCATCTTCCCATGCAACGCCATTAAGCCCGTCCATTACTGTTTTTAGATAGTTGTCTACGTCACCACGCAAACGTGATGACCCGTCAGGGTACTTTTCCACTGTTACCTCTATAGAGTCGTACAGAAACACGACTGTCAGTTTCACGGGACCTTCGAACTTCGGTCCGTCCCATGCTGCTGCGATTGCTGCTTCTGCATCCAATGTGCGTTGGGGCGTGAATACACGCCCTCTACGCCCTAGTCTCGGGCGACCTTTCGCTATTGGTTTCTCCGGTATCACACAGGTGTGCTTCTTCTTGCGTGTAGCCATTGGCTTCCCCTCTTGGCGGATATGCCAATATAGCATAACCTTTTAGAAGGTTGTCACCAAAGCGTTCACGGAATGTTGCGCACCACAGGTCGCGTTCGGCGGGGGACATGTCGCCCCACCGCCCGAACTTGACCCCAATCTCTGCACCGCTACCGATTGCCATTCGGTTTCGTCCCCGTGATGTTGGTCAGACGGTTCTGCCGGTTTTGCTCTGACACAGCGTGACGCAAAGTTAGGTTCTCTGAACGTAGCCGTTCAATCTCGCGGGCAGCATCGCCTAACAAATCACAGTCATAATCGGTGCAGTGCATCAGTCGGCTCGCAATATCTTCGTCGTCACTCACTGTCCACCTCCGACGGGTCAACCAGCACGCTACGTTCCAGCATGACACGGTCCCTAGCCTCGGACGCATACAAATCTTTGTATATGTCCAACTCTTTACGCAGTCCAGCCAAGTCAACATGCAGGTCGAAAATCTCCAACTGCAAATCGTTTGCCCGAACTGTTGCCTCAATATACTTTTGTCTATAGTTGTCGCGGTCTATTGCCGTGCGAACAATCTTTTCCTTCAAATGTTTCTTGCTCACGATTCCCTGCCATATGGGTTAACTAGACTCCAATAGTCATCGACTGCATAATCATGTGCGGTCGGATGCGTACCCGCATCGACCAGCCCAGCAGCCACACGCTTGTACGCCTCCAACTCCTGCCTCGCGCTATCCAACTCAATCTGATAGCGAGCCACCTCACCACGATGGTACGAAGCCTCAGAACGCAACGCGTGAATCTCCGATTCCAACGCACGCACCGTGCCAGCATACGAATATGTCTCGTCACGTTGCTTCAAGAACTGTGGGCACTCCTTGCACGACAACGACCCACCCGTTTCGATGGGTCGCCACCAATCCAACTTCTTCGGTTGTGGTTTACGCATTCTTCTTCCTCCTTTTTTTTGTCTGCGCTAGAGATAATGCTTGTGTGGTGCGATGCTGATGGCATCCGCACTCACAGGTGTCGTGGATTTGCTGACTCCAGCGGGTCAACGCTTTCTCAACTGTACCACAATGGTCGCATGCCATTACTGTTCGAACTTCCACTTGTTGTGCATCTGCACCAACACGCACTCTGCTTCGCAGGTGCATTGTGGCGCGAACCCGAGCCGTTGGCATTTGCCAACCTGCCTCATCGCATAATCATATTTGTCTGAGATGACGTTCAGATTATGCAGGCGCGCCTTCGTGATGTCCACGACGTTGTCGTTGGTCGGGTAGCCGTAACGCGACGCATTCAATGCGACGCTGTTACGCATGTCAATCTCGCCCCAACTAACTGAGGCATCCTCATATTTGTGATGTGGGTTTTCCATGTTTCCTCCTAGGTTTATCGGAACACTCGTTGGACAATCTTGTCAATCTCCATCTCGCCGTTGGCACGCAAGTGATACTTACCCCAACGCAAGTCTGCATCTGTAATCAGCACCTTGACCTCGCTCGGGTTCAGACCCGAGTTGACGGACTCGTATGCCAACCGCATGAGTGTAGACGAACGGTCACGACCCTCTAGGGGTCCGTCACGCCAAATGACTTTCCCTAGCGGAGACAACTTGACCAGTGCAACGTCGACCGACTCGCATGTGTCTAGGTTGCGTACCGCTACAGCAGGCGCAGGTGGCACCCACAGTTTCGCAAGTTCCGCAATATGGTCGGGCTGAACACGGGTAGCGTATGCCATGCCGACGAACTGTTCCAACGGAATCGGCTGGAAGTCGTCATCCAGCACTCGTCGCTTGTCAGTGCTAGCCGTATAATCAGGATATGGCAACCGTACATAGTTGCCGTAGTTGTTGCCGGACAGCGTTTCCTGTTTGGGGTTGACTTCACGGGCAGGAACTTCCGCAACCTGATGTGCTAGTAGCAACATGCGTCGCATGTCCGACGCTGGTGTCAGACCAGCGGAGAACACCCACACATGGTAGCCCTTGGAACGTGACCGTTCAATCCACGCCGTAATGTCGACAGCCCGCAGTGCATCACGCAACCGGACCGCTTGGGACAGGTCCTCTACGTCAATGTCGCAACAGCCCCACACAACGTAGTAGCCATCACGCATTGGCACAATCGGATACACACCAATAGGTAGGTGCGTCCCGTCTAGGTGTCCTGCGAATATGTCGCGGGTCAACGGCTCCTTGACGCAACGACCTTCTTCGTGACCGTATACGTCGCCCCTGCCACGGAACAGCGAAACATACAAGCCCAATGTGCCTGCATCCATCACCACTCCTCATCCAATATAGACATTTGCTGGTCCTCCTCAGCGTCGGGTTCTTCTTCGGCTTTCCAAGGTAACACCCCTGTCGGTAGCCGTGTCAACCTGCCGGTGCCGTACTCAATCTCAAAGTCCATGTCATCCAACAGGATGGACGCTGGGCGTTTGCACTTGACTAGGTTCACCGTCAGCGTGTTCTGATGAATCCGCAGGTCGTAACGCAACGAGTCAAGTTTCTCCATCAGACGTTCCGTTGATGTGGTCGCACGTTCGATGCGTTCCTCAACGTCACGAATCATGGATTCAATCTCGAACTTCTTGCGTCGCACACCAACAATGTGCGTCGCCTGCTGTTCACCACCGTATGCACCTGACGATATGGTCATTTTCTTTCCATCTGCACCAGCGGTGCGGGATGACTGGTGCAACACGAGCAACGGGATGTTGTGCCGTTTACCGAATGCTTTAATGGTGTTTGCCTTGGACGGTACGTCTTCGCCACCACCTTGAAGCAACTCAAGATAGTCGAACACCATTAAGGCTGGCTGTCCCCACAGGTCGGACACTTCCGACAGGGCTTTCTCCATGTCGTTCAGTGTCATCATTTGGTCGAAGACCGCCAACTTGGGGAACTGCTCCTGCGCTGTTTGACGTAGCAACATAATCGCCTTGTCGTCAGAGCGAGCGACTGCACGCTCCAACTCGTTAGCGTCAATGCCGTGCATTACACACGCCAGTTTAATCAGCGTGAGTGTGCGTGGTTCGTCCGGACAGAAGTAGATGACAGGCTTGTCTGCGTTCGCTGCAAGAATCTGCAATAGAAACAGAGTCTTGCCCGAATGTGAGTAGCCGTTAATGAGGCACAGTTCGGATGGTGCGATGCCACGCATCTGTGCATCCAAGTCGGGGAACCCGAGATAGATACGGTCCTGCGGATGCTGTGCCCAATAAACATATTCGTCGGCTGCTTTTACCAGCGGTTCGTAGAACTTGTGTGAGCGTATAGACGGTTCGGGCGGGGCGATATGCTCGCCCCGCCCTAGTTTCGCCCAACGCTCCGAGAAATCGGAGTTGGTCATTGTGTTTTACTTTCCTCGCGGTGCCCAAAATGCTTCGTCGCCGTTGACTGCCTTGAACCACGGACGCTTCGGGTTCTGCGACAACTTGTCACGGTTGTCCCACACTTCGGTCACGCCCTTGGCTGCACAGGCAGGAGCGAGCCACTCGGGGAGCGGACCGTGCTGGTTGCCCTTGACTCGCACCGTCATGGTCTGAACGTTGCTGTTCGGGAACGCCTCCATAATGCGCTCCGTTGCCTGAGCAACCGTCTGCTCGGACGGAGCCTGAACTGTGGCGGTCGGAACCGTCGCGGTGGGCATCGTCTTGGCAAGCAACGCATCGGTGCAGGCATCGAATGCCATGACCCAATCCGAGATGTTCTTCATTACGTCATCCGTCTTCGGTGTCAGGTCGGCAGCAATCTTCGCTGCCACCTGAGTGATGATGGACTGGTCTTTGTTGGGGGTTTGCTGGATACTCATTACACGCCTCCTTGGTGTGTGTTGTTGATGAGAAGGTGGGGACGAAAACGTGGAGGTCCACCGTTGCCGGTGCCGTTTCCGTCCCCGACAGACACCACGTTACACGGTGTCCGAAAACTTTGTCAACATGACCTCTAGATATTTACTGTTGACAGTTGCGAAGACAAAAACAGTTAATCACTGCCACTGTCAATAGTAACAGTTACGGGTGCATCGGGCACCTGCATGTCGGGGTCTGATACGAATGCACCTTTGCACACTGACCAGTAGGAACACCACCGTTCGTTGCACAAGTGTCCGGTGTCGTTCATCATCCAGTTGTTGTCTTCGCCAATGGTCAATGCCATTTGGATGAGTGGGCGCACTGTGTGGCGAAGCCAACGCATGTGTGCCTCGGTTCGCATCACATACACAATCTGCGACTTCGGCTTTTCATTACGGACCATCACACCGTAACGGAAATCGACAGGGAAATCGGTCCATCCGGCAGACACGACAGCACCAGCGTACACGGTGGGTTGAATCGCGGTTGCTTGTTTTTCTCGGGCATTATAGGCACGGCTGGCTGTTTTCCAGTCGTAGACGACCCCGTTGGGGTCGACGTAATCCATGGTGCCTTCGCACCACACGGACCAGCCGTTCACCTCAATGCCAAGTGGATAGGCGAACTTGTATTCGACCTGCCCTCCGAACTCCACCGTAGGTGCAATCTCATTATGCCACGAGGTACACATGGATTCGATGTACGTTCCGTACTTGTCGGGGTTGATGTTCGTCACCTTCCACGACTCGGTCGCCTGTAGGTCAGCGAACTTACCAAGCGCAATCTCGGTCATCGCGTCACGTTCGATGGACGAATCACCTAGGACCCGTTCAATCGCATAGTGGACAGCGGTCCCCATGATGGTGGCATCTGACCCTGACCGCATGTTCGGCATCGTCGCCCCAAGTCGGGCACGTTCGGGACACATGACCACATCCCCGAGCCATGACTGGCGAATGAAGACGCGCTTAGTAGCGTTATGAAATCTCACTTTGACCTCCTGAAGTTGAATCTGTTGGCATTATATCAAGCCTTCGGCTTTGTTGTCGACAAGCCGATACGCTTTTTTGTGTGGGAAATAGCACTACGGTGATAGCGCACACCGAACTCTGCATAAACCATGTCACCCACCACACGGTTCTCGTGACCCTGCTTCAACAACTGAACCATGCGTTCATGTGCAGGGTTCTGATGCGAAGCGGGATTCGCCTGTAGTTCAGACCACCTGTCGTAGAATGTTGACAAGTCCTGTAAGTAGTCGGCTAGTTTCTCGCTGGTCCACGGCGCACTATAGCCACGGACACGACACACCTCCGCACCCATCCACATTCCATGCACCCCATCGAACACCCCAATAGGTGTTGATGATTTGATGATTACGTCACACAGACAATCGTCAATATGTTCCGCTACCCCACATGTCTTCGCACTCATCGGTTCTCCATCCATCCGTCAAACTTGCGCCACTCCGCGATGCACTCGTCGTAGGTGTTGCGGACAATCTCGAAAGAGATTCCGCTATCGTGCGCCACCCTAGGGTCGGTGTTCGGCAACACCACCGTCGCACGAACACGCCCATCTTCAGTGCGGGTCACTGTAATGAACTCGGTTATATCTTTGCGCTTGCTCATTTGATTACCTCCATAATCACTGCTCCTGTTGGATGTTTGCCACACACTGGCGGTGCGGTCATCCGAACCATCATCTCAATACGGTTCGAACACTTCGGGCACTTGTATGTACCCTTCGGGTATAGTGGGGCGGATTTCTCCGCCCCACCACCTGATGCATGCTTACTTGCCACGCGCTTCCCGTCCTTTCATAATGGCGAACGCTTCGATACGGTTCATCAAGTCCAGTACCTCAAACTTGAGGTCCTCGTCCATGTCGTCCAACTCACCTTCGGTGGATGCTTCAATGTATTCCATCATGATGGTCGCTTCGACCTCGGACAGCACGCCTTCCTGAATCGCCATGCCAATGAGACCGGCTACCGCAGTCGCCTCGCTGTAAGCGGAGACAACACCGTTGACGAAGTCCCTAAGCAGGAACGCTGTCATGTAGTCGGGCATGTCGTACACATCCCCGTCCTTGAATCCGTTCGGGGACAGGTGCCATGCGACGACGCAAGGACCGTGCAGTTCGTATCCGAACAGTGCCGATGCAAACCAGTTCATTGTGGTTTCGTCACGCTCGTACACTTCATCCGGAAGGAATCCGGTCAACGCAATATGCTGACCCTTGATGACCTGCTCGTTCTCCACAGTGGTGAACAAGCCACCGACCGCATCCTGAATGTCCATGTACCCATCGTAAAAAATGGGGTCGGCACCTTCGACGGTACCGGCTGGAAAGAACACTCCTGCTTTCAACATTTCACACCTCCAGTGTGTTGGGTTCTGCCCCCGATGGGCAGATGATGACACCCACCACCATTCTAGATGATGGGTGTTACATCCGTCAATCGGGATTACGTTGCTTCGCAATCTCTAGTGCGACGTTCATGCGTTCACTGTCCGACGCATTGAGAATCACATCCCAATCGTCTTTCGTGAACCGTGTCGTTTCAACGACACGCACACATTCACTATGCGCACAGCCGAACGTTCCGTCTACGGTGAAAAACGTTACTGAATGTTTCCCACCTTCGGTGTTTTCTTCTGTCATTATGTCACCCCCTCCTAGAACAGGTCATTCGACCCGTAGTATGCGGACGCATCGCCCTGCTGTTCAGCATCGTACAACACATCTAATAGCGTACCGTAGGATTCATATGCTGAGATAAGTGCCCACGAATCGAACCCGTCGAACGGGTCAACGTCGGCGTGCCATAATGTGACTGTGTAACAGTCAGCATATTGGTGAGTCACGACGACGCGAACAGTAACACCATAAACCACATACTCCTTAGAGTATGAGCCAGCACTATTATCCCACCCATCGACACGAGTCAGCGCATCCCACACCAGCCAGCCGAACGTGAACCATGCACCACCACACAAGGCGATAGTGAATATCCACGCCCCAACATGGTCGCCACCACCTAGCCGTGCCGAAATGATTGTCACCGCCAAGGCGAAGACAAAACCAGCCAGCATGAAAAGAGCATCGCTCTTTCGTACATTATAAAACATTACATTCTCCTATTCTGTAGTTGTGTATATTCGTATTGCGAATCCAGTGGGGCTACGCCCCGCCCACCTGAGGCACGGTGGACGGGGAACCCCTACGGTCACTCCGTGACCAACCCCAAGCCGGTCACCTTGGAGACAATCCAATCCATTGGATTGTCCACGATGGGGTCACGGTAGTCCAGCCGTTCGACCTTGACATCGAAGTCGATGACCTTGTCCAGTGCAAGGTCGGTGCAGGTGCCGTAGCCCTGCCCCGTGAAGGCACGCTGTTGGCGTTGGTACTCGGAGCGTTCCTGCACTGAGAACACGAGGCGCCTCAGCATCGACGGGTGAGCGAGAGCGAACATGATGTTGTCGATATCCAACGGCTGTTCACTGTCGTGAAGTTTGCAGACCGTCGAATATGTGCGACGGTCAGTGCCTTGGATGGGCGACTCGAACCACAGTTCGACACCGACCCCCATGAGGTGCAACGTATTCACCAAGGCGATGACACCGGCACCACGCTTCAGGATGTGTTCCTTAGGGGTCCGAGCGTTGGTCACTCCGTTGACCAGCACCTTGACAACGCGACCCATCCGAGCCTCCGGCTCCTGTACGAACTGCATCATGCACTCCGGCTCACCGGACATGAACAGCCCGACGTTTACGTCGGCACCAGTCACATCATGGTGGACCACGAAGTGGTCGGACATGACTCCGGCGATACGTTCATTAAGGTCATCGACCAGCGCATCGACCTCCGGTCGAACCTCCGCCCAACCATGCAGGGCAAGGTCGGTCGCCTCCTGAAGGGAGGCAGACCCCGTGAAGTCTTCCGACCCGTTCTCCGATGACTGAGGCTTCGGGTTAGCCTTGGCATATTGCGCCATTTCGTAAAGCGAATCGAAAGATTCGATGTGGTTCGCCTTGGTGGTGTGAATGACTCGCATGATTCCTCCTGAGTGTGTGGTGTGAATGGTGTGTGAAGAACGTGACCCCATTACAGGGTCACGCCTTCGAGAATCTTGGCGACTTGGTCGGGCTTCGCACCCTTGAGGATGGTGGCATCGACCACATCCGTGAGGGTCCAGCCTGCCGACAGGAGCCGTGCGCCACCTTCGGTGGCACGGGGCGACACGATGACCTTCAGACCGTAGGTCTGCACATTGGACCGAGCCTGACGAACCACCGACAGCCAACGGGAGGCGATGGTGCTGTCCAACCCGACCGCATCCAGCATCGCACCTTCGACCGCCTCGTCGATGTTCACATCGACAAACACGAAGCGGTCCTTCGTGGCTGCGTCGATGGGATTACGTCCGACATATTCGGCGGTGGCACCATTCCCATAGGTGTTGCCAGCAGCGATGCAGACGAAGTCTGCATGACGCTTCACCATCCCATCGGGGAACGCCATGGTGCCGTTGGCGAGAGCCGAGTTGAGAACCCCCAACACGTTGGGGTTCGCATTGTCGACCTCATCCAGCAGGAACACGCCACCGTGTTCGAACCTCTTGCGGAACTCCGTTCCGACATATTCGCCTCCGGCGTGGATGAATCCGACCAGCGACGACTCCGTCGTCTGTGAGGTGCAGGACTTGGAGGAGAACTCCAAGCCCAACGCTTCCGACGCACGGCTGGCGATGGTGGTTTTGCCGGTACCGGCAGGACCGACCATCATAATGGAGAGCCTCGCTCCAAGTGCTGAAAGCACCTTGGGGAACACGGCGTGTTGGACACCGTGAAGTTCCTTCACGGGCTGGTTCTGAATGTGGACTTGGGTGACTTGGGGTCGGACCTTGGCGACCGCATCGGTCAGGTCTCCGACCTGAGCGATGACAGAAGCGACATCGACAGCGATTGCGTCGACCGACCGACCCAACGGGTCGACCGCCTCATTCACAATCGCAAGGACTGCGTCCTTGTCGATGCCCTGAGTTTGGACTGCGTCCAGCAGGTCCTGAATGGCTTTTTCCACCTTCGGTGGTGTCATGTTGTCCTCCTGACGTTGTGCCGACTTCGTCGGCTGTGGCTTCGGTGTGGGCAGGTTCTTGGAACCGGACAGAATGTCCGAGATTGCCGTGTCGATATCGGCAAGGTCCCACCTCAGTGGGGTCATGCCAGTGAACTTGAAGCCAAGGAACTTGGCGAGGGTGATTTTGGCGACCTTGTCAAGGACCGACCAATGCTCGGTAAAGGTGGAACCTTTACGATTGTAGGTCACCATGCCGGTCGACTTGTCGACCTCGGTAATCCACGGTGCGGGTTGTGCTGCCATAATGTGCCTCCAATATGGCTGGTCAATGTACCACCTCCGGTGGTGCATTGTGGCAGGACTTTCCTGCCGTTACTCCGTCAGGAGTAGTGGACCGCGAGGAATCGAACCTCGCATCTCTACACGATAGCAGAGACACAACCAGTAGCCCCAACCACTTTAGTGGTTGCGAATGTGGTTACTTCGCACGGCTCCACATGCCGTTATGGTCAGCGACGAAGTCGCCCATCGTCCGGTTCCTGTCGAAAGACAGGGCAACAGGTCGACCAGTACGGCTGAGAGAGTATCGCGGAACTCCGTTCCGGAAGAACCGAAGTCCAGCATCGACACTCTGAAGGAGTGTGTTCATGCCGTCTTGGTCGGACTTGGAACCAAGTCCGACGGAGAACGGGAACATCGTCCACTCTCCGTCTGAAAGACGGACAAACTCACCCATTACGGTATCGTAATGGCGAATCGTTCGGCGTTCCGAGCCGAGAGTGTCGATATCATCGACAACCGACCACGCACCGCCTGAGCCTGCCTTCAGGACCTGACCACTCTGCCACTTCGTGGCAACGGGGGAAAGTTGTGCAATCTTCATGGTGGACCTCCGTCCATTATAGTTAACCACCCTTGTGGTGGTTAGTGCCTAGACGAGAGAGTTGCATCTCGTGGAACCACCACCTAAAGGTGGTGTCCGACCCTAGTCCTAGGCGAGGGATGTGCGATTTTCACCATCAAAACCTGCACGACGGTTGTCGACGCACATTAGCGACGACAGTGAAACTGTCGGAGGGACCGAAACCCTGAAGCCCGACGTTAGTTTTCACCTTTAGGTGAACACGATACCAACCACGACCGAACCTAGTCGGCTGTATCGACATAATCCACCGAAGGTGGCATTATGTCAACCACGCAAGGTGTGAGTTTTTCGCAAGCCGTACTCACCAACCCTTGGTTGGTATCAGGAGGACACACTTTCCCGACCGTCGCTTTAGCGACTCCGGAGTAGCAACGCTCCCATCCCCCACCTCGCAGACCTTGACGCACCTTTTCAGGCTTGTGGACCCTGCCGTGTGGCTGGACCGAGCCGATATGTGCCAACCTCACGTTGCCGTGTGTTGGTGACTCGTTCGTTCGGTTCCGACGCTTTTCGGTGGTGCCGGTTCCGATGCCGATGCCAAACATTCTGAAGGATGGGTGCAACACTTGTCAAGTTATTCTTTTCGTCCAAAAAATCCTGAAAGGATTTTTTCCGCACGCACGACATACCTACGCGCCCGAACGTGTGCCTATCCGCATACCGCGCCTTGCACGGCACCTTCGGTGCAGCATTATGGGCTGCATAACTATTCATGGGGGTGAATAACTATGCAATCGTGGGCTTTCGCAAGTGAGTCGCGCAGGTACAGCCGTGCGCTTACATGGCACAGGGGGGCATGGGGGGGTGCGCCCCTATGCGCGTGTATGATTCTTATAGCCTGTAGCCGTTGCGTACTATTTTGATACCTTGGTGTGACGTTGGTCACATTCCCAGTATTATGGGGGGATACTTTAAAATGGGCATTATGACCGTAAGTGTAAATATGGGGGCATAATAAAAGTGGCACCCCATAATCGGAGTGCCACCCATATTGCCGTCACCGGCTTGTCTACGCCACTGTCACCATTTCTCTTTGTTAGCCCAGTATGCTGCCGAGAACTTGCCTTTAGAGATGTTCTTGGCGTGGCGGGCTTTCCATGCTTCACGACGGGCACGGTAAGCAGGTGACTCTCCAGCCTTCTTAGGGGAACCGGAAACACCCTGTTGTCCAAAGTGGATTGTTTTTGTTTTCGACCCTACTTTGGCTACCACGACATGTGACTTGGTTGGGTGGTTTGGGGTGCGCTTGGGCTTGTTGTAGCCCGACACCCCCGCCCTAGCAAGTTTGGGGTCCTTTTTGGCTACCATTATTTACCTGTCCTTGCTCGTCGCCCAGCAGCCTTTGCTGCGGGCGTATTCGGAACAAACTGCTTACCTGCCC